CCTACTCTCTATCAATTGTATGGGGACTACGGAAACGATGACCTTCTTGCAGAAACAGCAAAGGGTTTTGATGTAGGAGTATCACATAAGTTTACCGACCAGTTTGATGTTACTGCTAACTATTTTAAGCGTAACACTAACAATCAAATTGATTTTGACCTTGGTACGTACACTTACAGTAACTTAGGTACCACATCAGCACAGGGTGCAGAAGTCATTGCTACGATTGTCCCGTTGACTAATCTAACGGTGTCTGCGAACTACACCTACACTGAATCTACTGACAAGGATACAGGACTTGATCTTCCTCGTCGTCCACGACATACTACATCAATTCGTAGTGATTATACATGGACAAACGGACTTGCAACAGGCGCAACGATTCGCTATGTAGGTAAGGCTTGGGAGAACGCTGCCAATACAAACAAGATTGATTCTTATGTGTTGGTAGACGCAACTGTCCGCTATCCCTTGACTGCATCACTCGAATTGACTGGCCGTGTTGAAAATGTCTTCAATGAAAGTTATGAGACTGCAAAGGGGTATGGTACATATCCTAGAGCAGGGTATGTAGGTATTAGACTACGATACTAAGATAAAAGAAAATAGCCTCATTGATTTGAGGCTATTTTTTTGGTTGACAACGGTAACCCATTTTGCTATAGTGAATATGTAGCAAGGAGATAGTGAGATGGGTTATCAGATTCTTCGTGATCGTGACACTAAGTATCAGCCTCGCAAGGGTCTTGAGGGGCCGTTCTATTATCCGAATGGACGAGTGACCTACTACGATCCGAAAGAGGGTGCGTATTGGGACCCTACCACAGACTTCTACCTCTCGTTTGAGGAACAGACCGAACTACAAAATATGATTTTTGACAAACTTAAGGCTTGACATTTCAAGCCTACCGTTGTATAGTGTATAAGTAATCTGAAATTCAGGAGATAATATATGGCTCGTCGCCCCTCAATCATCAAAGCTAAATCTACTAAGAAGGTCACTCGTGCCCCTCGTCGTGGTGTCAATCGTTTTAGCTTGATGCCTACTGACAACTGGGATAAGGCAAGGTTTTTCGCTCACTATGATGTTGAGCGCAAGGATTGCGGCAACAAGGTTAGGGAATATATCAAGCAGAACTTTCCCAAAGATGTCTTGACTAAGGTCAATCGTCTTCCCGATTGGAAGGTTGATATGTATAGTCATTGGGCTGCCACTGCCCATCTTCTAGAAGTTAATCCTGATCTTGTTCCAGATGGTTACAAGACTGGCATTGTCAAATGGATTGAAACACTTGCTCTTGAAGGAGCAGCACTCACCGCTAAGAAAGAAGAAACTGAAGGCGAAGAGAAGCCTAAGAAGGTAGTCAACATTCAGGAAATCATGCGTGAAAAGGCTGATGAAGCCCTCGGCGACATTGAAGCACTGTTTGATGAATTTGTTAATTCAGGTTTCTCTAAGGATTTCAGCATTGACAAGAAGGTCGTCGGTGCATTGTCTTCCCGCAATGTTCTTCCCCAGCATCTTGCATTGGCTATCAAGCGTTGGAACACTCTGCTGAACGAATATCTTGAAGTTCAAACAGGCAAGTGTGACCAGCTGAACGAAGGTTATAGCAACTACAGCAAAATGCAGCTTCGTTATGCTATCAAGTTGATTGAGGATATCATTGCTGAATTCAATGGCTACATCAGTCTCAAGCAAGTTGCTAAGAAGCCTCGTGCTAAGAAGGCTGTACCCGTTGAACGGGTCGTTGCTAAGCTTAAGCACTGCAAGTCGTTCAAGGACGATGCACTCATGCTTGAACTTACTGGTCTAAGCCCCGTCAAGCTTCATCAAGCAACCGAAGCCTGGGTCTATGACACTAAGAAGCGTAAGATGCATCACTACGTTGCAGACGCTTACAGCAAGTGCTTGCTAGTGAAGGGCAGCACTGTCATTGGGTTTGACAAGAAAGAAAGTGGCATGAAGACGCTCCGTAAGCCCGTTGAACAGATTAAAGCTATCATGGGTAGTAAGCCTGCTGCTCGTAAGTATTTCAGTGAGATTAAGGCTGTTGAGGCTGTACCGAACGGTCGCTTCAACATTGATATGATTATTCTTAAAGCATTTTAATGAGTAGGCTTGTTTTGTTTGGATGCTCGTTTACATACGGTGATGGGCTACCGGATTGCGTTGCACCAGACGATGGATTTGGACCCTCCCCTAGTAAAATGGTATGGGGAGAGTTACTGGGTGAACGGTTAGCCTGCCCTGTAGTAAACTGTTCATTGCCAGGATCATCCAATCAACTGATATTAGATCGTATCTTAAATTTTGAATTTGAGAATGAAGATAGAGTAATAGTACTTTGGTCCTTTTTTACTAGAGGTTTACTCTATCTCAAAGATGAAATTTGTAATATAAATCCTGGTCAAAAAAGTGACATAGCTAAAAGGTATTACGAATTACACGATGATAATGATTTGTATATGACAAGTCTGCATGCCATACACCATGCAGATTGTTATCTTAAAAATAAAAAAATAAAAACGACTCATTTTGGTTTAGCCAAATACGGAGTAAAGAATCCAATAGCGATAACCGGGAAAGAACCAAACTGGTTTACTACTAACGTAAATTTACTTAAACTTTCGTCGTTTTATCTAGATATGGGCCTCGGGTTTCACCCTGGCCCCAAAAGTCAATACAAAATATGTGATTATATAGAAAAGGTAATTATAAATGAACAACATTGATCTAAACAAGTACGCAGATTTTGTCCTCTCTGTATGCAGTGACCAAAGTAAGGACCTTACTGCACTCATTGAGCACCTCAAGGAGCTTGATGCTAACACCAATGTCAATCTTGCATTGCTTATGACTGCAAGCACTGGGCTTGGTAGCGAAGGCGGAGAGTTTCAGGAGATTGTGAAGAAGATTCTCTTTCAGGGTAAACCCCTCAATGAAGAATCTATCTATCATATGAAGCGTGAACTAGGTGACATTGCTTGGTACTGGGCTAACGCTTGTAACGCACTTGGACTTGACCCTAACTTAGTACTTGCTGAAAATGTCAATAAGCTGGAGTCACGCTATCCCGGTGGCAAGTTTGATGCACACTATAGCGAGAACCGTCAAGCCGGCGATCTGTAGGGTAGAGAATAGAGGTCATAGTCGGTTCCTGATAAATAAACATATAAGGAAACGACTATGGCCGCAGATTTACTAGCAACCCCAAATAATTTAGATTTAGAAGAATATAAACAAGGGCTCTTTGAGAACCTTCGTTTACGATTGGGTGGGGATATCATTGATCTAGAACTTGATCCGCAGCACTACGAAGCAGCCTATAACTATGCTATCAAGCTTTATAGACAAAGAGCGCAAAACGCTAACATAGAGTCCTATACGCTCTTTACAGTACAAAAGAATGTTTACGAGTACACACTTCCTAGCGAATTTATAAATGTTCGTTGCCTATATCGTAGGACAGTAGGTCTTGAAACCGGACCTAGTTCAACATCGTTTGACCCGTTCTCAAGCGCAATTCTCAACACCTATCTGCTGAATTACAACTACACCGGTGGCTTAGCTACATACGATTTCTATGCAAGCTATGTTGAATTGACTGCAAGAATGTTTGGTGGTTATCTTAACTACACCTTCAATCCAGTAACGAAGGTATTGAAAGTTGTCCGTGATTTTAAAGGAACCGGAGAGCGTGTTCTCATTTGGGCAGATGTGCAGCGGCCTGAACTTGAACTATTGCAGGATCCAGGCGCAGGCGTTTGGATCGGTGACTTTATTCTTGCCAATCTCAAAAGTATCATCGGTGAGGCTCGTGAAAAGTTCCAGTCAATCGCCGGTCCCGGCGGAGGAACAAGCTTGAATGGTGCTGCTATGAAGGCAGAGGGTAAAGCCGCGCAAGAAACATTGCTTGATGACTTGCGTAAGTATCAAGATTATTCACAACCACTCACTTGGATTCAAGGTTAATGCCTGACGATAGAGAAACTATCGCTAAACTCGTTGATGAACTAGAGCAAGGATTGAGCGAAGGTACATTAACACCTGACCAAAAAGAAACCTTACGAGAAGAAATTGGTGATTTGCAAATGAATGTAATCATTGGTGACCTACTCACAGATTAAGGCTTGACAACACTCACTTCTTATGTTATAGTATAAGAATGATCATAGGAATAACAGGACTCATCGGTAGCGGCAAAGATACAGCCGCTGACTATCTTTGCACATTTCACGGCTTCAAGCGTATGAGCTTTGCCGGTACACTTAAGGATGCTGTTGC